CCTATTGCAGAAAAGAACTGTAATATCAAAAAAGCAAGCAGATACCACCCATCAAAGTTGGAATGGATTGATTAATAATGGCTCAGTGGAATATAACAACACAAGACTACTTAAATCAAGAAAGAATTCTTTTTGAAGTTAATGGTGTCGCAACCAGAGATGGTAAAATTGTAGATGAATATAATAGATTTCCAGTTAGTATAAATTCTGATGCTTTTGGAAGAACAAGAGTATCAAATCCATTAACACTTTTTGATTCATCTCACAGATATAGAGACAATAATCTTTGGGAGAGTTTAGTTGTAGGGACAGGTTCTACTGTTGGATTTACAACTACAGCAGGTTTGGTCAATATGACTGTGGGTGTTGGAAGCACCGCATCAGTTATTAGAGAAACCACAAAAGTATTTTCATATCAACCAGGAAAATCTTTGTTGACTATGAATACCTTTGTATTAAATCCACCAAAAGAAAACCTAAGGCAAAGAGTTGGGTATTTTGGTGCTGATAATGGAATATATTTTGAGGTTGATGGAACTACTGCGCATTTTGTGGAAAGAAGTTTGTCATTAGGAGTAGAAACAAGAATTGCTCAATCAAATTGGAATATTGACAAGTTGGATGGAACTGGTGTTTCTGGAATTACATTAGATGTAACTAATGCACAAATTCTTTGGATGGATATTGAGTGGTTAGGACTTGGAAATGTAAGACTCGGATTTATAATTAATGGAAATTTTATTCACGCACATACTTTCCAACACGCAAATATAATTCAATCAACCTATATTACAACAGCATCACTTCCTTTGAGATATGAAATTAGCAACACAGGAATTACAACCAGTGCAAGTACTCTCAAACAAGTTTGCTCCACAGTAATTTCCGAAGGTGGATATGAACTTCGTGGATTGCAACAGGCAGTTTCAACGCCAATTACAGCACCAGTGGATTTGCCAACTCCCGCCGGGACATATTATCCAGTCATTTCTATTAGACTTAAAGCACCAATTAATGGACAACCAGATAGATTGGATGCAATTGTTATCTTAACTGCACTGTCAATTATGGGAACTGGAAATGGTCCTCAATATAATTGGCAGGTGAGAGCAAGTGCAACTACATCAGGTGGAACTTGGACGAGTGCTGGCACAGACTCTGCGATTGAATATAAAATAGATGGTGGTTCTGTTAGTGGTGGAAGAGTTTTGGCATCTGGGTTCCTCACTTCAGCAAACCAATCATCACAATCAGTGGATATTCTTAAAGAAGCACTCTTCAAATTCCAGTTAGAAAGAAATGGATTAACCAAAACTCCATATGAACTAACTTTAGTTGCTGCATCTGATACTGCAGGTGCTGATATTTTTGCTTCTATGGATTGGGAAGAAATTAGTAGATAATTTTATCTTAATTTGATTAAATAATAAATAACTAAAAGTGTACTATAAAAATAATGGCTCATAGACCGATAGGTGCTGGTATTTCATTAACAACAGGTGCAGCATCAGCGATGACGACTTCTTTTACTGCACAAACTAATGTAGTAAGAGTTGTTGCCGTAACTGCTGGAGCATTTGTTGCAATTGGGACAAATCCAACATCTACAACCGCAGATTATTATGTTCCTGCTGGCGGAACTGCAACTCTTGCTCTCACTAAAGCGTCAAACAGAGTTGTTGGAGTAACTACTGGAACTACGACAATTATTGATTGTCCAGAGGGAACTCAAGCACCCTTTGGTGTTGGCGATTTCGTAACTCTTTCGGGATCTCAATATCATAATTTTACTCATGCTGAAGTTCTTTCAGTGAATACAACATCTACTTATGATGGATATTTCCAGAGAAGATTTACTGTAAATTATAATTCCAGCGGAATATTAACAGCATTCAATTCACCTGATGCAACTGTTTCTCTATCATATAGATTAGCAGCAAGAACTGAAGGTGGTGCTGGTACATTATATGCCCAACAAGTACAAATTTCAGGACAAGCATAATGAAACTTATTACCGAAGAAATCGAATCAGTAGAAGTCCTTACCGAAACGGTCAACGGTAAGAAGACTCTTTATATTCAAGGACCTTTCCTTCAAACAGAAGTTGTAAACAGAAACGGTAGAATGTACCGTTTACCTGTTATGGAAAGAGAGGTGAAGCGTTATACTGAGCAGTATGTAAACAAAGGTCGTGCTCTTGGGGAACTTGGCCACCCAGATGGCCCAACAGTAAACCTTGATCGGGTTTCTCATAAGATTGTTTCACTTCAACGAGAAGGAAATAATTTTATTGGTAAAGCACAGATTCTATCCACACCAATGGGTAAGATTGCTGAGTCACTTCTCAAAGAAGGAGTAACTCTCGGTGTTTCTTCTCGTGGTATTGGTTCAGTAAAACCAAACAATGAGGGTTATACTGAAGTTGGTGAAGATTTTATGCTTGCAACTGCAGCAGATATTGTTGCAGATCCTTCTGCACCTGACGCATTTGTTCAGGGAATTATGGAAGGTAAAGAGTGGGTTTGGGATGGAGGTATGCTTCGCGAAAAATTTGCAGAGCAAACTCAGAAGAGAATCAATACTCTTGTGGATCAAAAACTTTTAGAAGAGTATAAGTTGAGTTTATTCAATGAGTTCTTAAACTCATTGTAATTTATTAATTTATAAATAAATATAGTTTATAACTAAAGGTTAAACGGAGAGTTCAAATGTCTCGTGGAGATTTACAAGAAATGGAAGTAGGCACTAAGCAATCCAGAACCGCTGTCAACGCCAATGCTAAGGCAGCGGATGCAATGCCACATTTATCTGGTTCAACACCTGGCCAAACTGGTGGATGGGAAGATCTTGGAGGTCCCGATCCTTCTAATTATCGCTCAACTGATGATTCAGCAAAACTCAAAACTCCCGGTGCAACCCTTAAGCAAGTTAAGGATGTTGTAACCAAGGGTGCTAAGCCAGCTGAAGCAATGAAGGCGGTTAAAGAAGATGAAGAGTTAGAGTATGATGAGGACGAGGAGCTCTTAGAAGATACTGAAGAAGAAATCGTAGAAGCTAAGGAAGAGGAAGAAGAAGAGGAAGAGGACGGTAAGAAAAAAGGTAAGAAGGAAGAAGAAGACGAAGACGAAGAAGAGGAAATGGAAGAAGAGTTTAGCATTGATGAAGATGTTGATGCTCTACTTGAAGGCGAAGATCTTTCTGAGGAATTCCAAGAGAAAGCACGCACCATTTTTGAAGCAGCTCTTCGTTCAAAAGTTACCGCTATTCAAGAATCTCTTGAAGAGCAGTATGCTGTTGCTCTTGCAGAGGAAGTTGAAGAAATCAAGACTTCTCTTGCTGAGCGTGTAGATGCATACCTCGAGTATGTTGCTGGCGAGTGGGTAGAAGAAAATGCCCTCGTCATTGAAAAAGGTCTTAAGACCGAGATGACTGAATCATTCCTTGCTGGAATGAAGAGTCTTTTTGAAGATCATTATGTATCAATCCCTGAAGATAAATATGATGTGCTTGAGAGCATGGTAGATAAACTTGATGAAATGGAGACAAAACTCAACGAGCAAATTGAGAAGAACGTTTCCCTTAACAAGCGTCTCGCAGAGTCGGTTGCTGATGGAATCTTTGAACAAGTCGCTGATGGCTTAGCAGCTACTCAGAAAGACAAGCTCGCTTCACTTGCCGAAAGTGTTGAGTTTGAAAGTGAAGAAGAATATCGTGAAAAGCTGGAGACCTTAAGGGAAGCATATTTCCCTTCAAGAGGAGTTTCTCCAAAGGCAAGAACTGAAAGTCTGTCAGAAGGTGTAGACAGTTCACCAGAATCAATTTCTGGTTCAATGGCTACATACCTGAAGACCCTTTCGGCATTCAGCAAATAATTGAATTTAATATAATTCAAACCCAAAAAACAAACACTTAGTAAAAGGTAAAACGCAAATGTTCCATTCCGAGCATCTGCAGGAAAAGTGGGCACCTCTCCTCAACTATGAGGGTCTTGATTCAATCAAAGATTCACATCGTAGAGCCGTAACCGCTGTCCTGCTCGAGAACCAAGAAAAATTCCTTCGTGAGCAATCTGCTTTCGAAACAGCAGGTTCATTCCTGACTGAAGCACCAACCATGAGCACCGCTTCCGGCGCTAATGCTGGTTTTAGTGGTGGCGCTGCTGCTGGTGGTCCTACCGCAGGTTTCGATCCCGTACTGATCTCACTGATCCGTCGTTCGATGCCTAACCTGATCGCCTATGATATCGCAGGCGTTCAGCCAATGAGTGGTCCTACTGGACTCATCTTCGCAATGCGTTCACGCTACACCAATCAGAGTGGTGCTGAGACTTTCTACAACGAAGTAGATTCTGCATTCTCAGGTCAACCATTTGGTCGCGATGACGCTAACGGATTTAGTGATACTGCTGCTGGTATGGGTACTACCGCTCAAAGCGGAACCAACCCTTCAGTTCTAAACCCTGTAGGTACTGCTGCTTCAACTGGCTACAATGTTGGTCAGGGTATGCGTACCGACTCTGCAGAGAACCTTGATGGTACTGGTGCAGATGCTTTCAACCAGATGGCATTCTCAATTGAGAAAGTCACTGTTACCGCTAAGAGCCGTGCTCTGAAAGCAGAGTACAGCCTTGAGCTTGCACAAGACCTGAAGGCAATCCACGGTCTGAATGCTGAAGCGGAACTCGCAAACATTCTCTCAACTGAGATTCTTGCTGAGATCAACCGCGAAGTTATTCGTACCATCTATAAGGTTGCTGAACAGGGTGCTGTA